GATGCTTTTGCACTGCCCGGACACCGATAGGGAATATCAGATCATCGCCCTCAATGCCCTCAGAGTCCGCATATTCAAGGAGGAAGTTGTAGACCTGTTCCTGAACCTTGAAACGGCGAACCTTTCCGGTCTTATGCTCAATAATATTAAAAGCGTGACCGGACGGCGTCTTGATAAAAGAGGAACGCCGGAGGGAGAGTGTATCTCCAATACGCAATCCTACATTCGCCTCAATAACAAGGATCGTAGCAATCCTGGGATTAGGCTGTATGCAGTCTCCAATGCCCTCATATAAAGTTTTTATGATAGTCTCGTACTGCTCATGCGTACAAGCTGTTGTTGTTTTTCCTGCCATATCAATCTCTCCATTTATACGCCACAGACCTCATCGCGGATCTGCAAATCAATGTCAACAATGTATTCCATATCAACGCCGAGTTTCACTAACTCATGGATATATTTTGTAGTATCGGCTCCGCCCTCTGATGTTTCGTAATAGTGACGAGATGCCTGCTTGAACTTCTCAATAGTTTCATCAATGGCACTTCGCCGGATTTCTTCAATCATATAGTTTGTGTGCATCATCATTCCTTGCAATGTATTCATAAAATTCTCCTTACTGATTTTTCATCAATCCGCCAACAATATTATTGATTGCTGTCTCCGAAACGAACCCACCCTGCAGCCTTACAGGAGTAAGAGAACCGTTAGGGAGAAAGAGCATATCGCCATGGCCCATGAGCTTTTCGCCGCCGGCCATATCCAATGCGACCATAGAGTTTGTGACTGTACCAACACGGAGACAGATCTTTGTCGGCATATTCGCCTTAATCAATCCGGTAACAACCTTTGCAACCGGGTACTGTGTAGCGATTACAAGGTGGATGCCACAGGCACGGGCTTTCTGTGCGATTCTTACAATATGTCCCTCAACGGATTTTCCACCCATACTCATAAGGTCGGATAACTCATCAATGAAAACTATGTCACGTCTCATAGGTGCATCTACGAACTTTGTATTGTAGCTGTCAATGTCACGGCAGCCGGTAGAGGCAAGAATGGAGTAGCGGCGATCCATCTCAATACAAAGGTTCTTCAATAGCTCAACCGCACCATTTACCTCAGATACAACCGTACACGCTGCAAGGTTCTTGTAATACTCAAACTCTGTTGCTTTTGGGTCAATGATATATAAGTGCATCTGTGCCGGATTCTTTTTCATCAGCAGGGACAAGATGAGGTTATGCAGCACGATTGATTTACCAGATCCGGTCATACCAGAAATAAGAATGTGGCAAGCCTTGGCAATATCAATATAATGTTTAGAACCATCAACCGCCATGCCGATTGCCATTGTAAAACCATCGGTGGACCGGTACTCATTATCAATGAGCATATCGCCCAGGAACACGGTTTCTGTACCAGTCGGAACCTCAATATACACATAGCCATTATCAAATCTCAAAGAGGCGTTGCAATGTAAGGCTGCCTGAAATTCCTTTTCGTGTCTCAAAATAGCTTGCACCTGAGTTCCGGGAGCCGGTTCAATAACATACTGTGTAAGGCGTGGTCCCTGGTTGATCTTTGCAATGGTGGAGCGGAGGCGGAAAGAGTTCAATACGTTCAATATGGTTTCGGCTTCGTTCTTTACTCCATGAGATCCCCACGAGGTGTGATAAGTCATATTGCCCTCAACAGTAGGGAAGATATACGGCTTTGTAAGCTCATAAGTCGGGGCGGTGGTGGCGGTCTGTCTCTCTGCGGACTCTTTCAGTCCTGCATTGAGAAGTGCGCGGGCCTCACTGTGTTTTCTGTTTGCTGTCAATGCTTCCATACAGTTGATAAATACACTTTTCTTTCTCATGGTTCTCAATCCTTTCTTTACCGGATGCCGGTAGTACACAATTTACTGTTTAATCTCTGCAACTCTTTCATGTGGGTGTCAATAGCGTCCTGCGATTTTGTATCACACACAAGGCGTTTTGCCTGCCCTGCGTTCTCGATCATTGTTAAGATCGCATCGCTTAACAAGGTCAATTCTCTTTCGTTAAAACTGATTACTACGTTGTTCATTTGCGTTACCTCCATATTACAATCTGTTACACTATGTTACAATGTAACAAATTAAGCCAAAATACCCTCAATCAGTCGGCGGTTTCCGGGTGTTACCTCTCCGCCGTAGTTGGAAACGGTCAAGATCAGGTCAATGGCTGTTCTCAGTCCTCGAAGCTCGGCAGATACCCGGCTGCGCTCATTGTGGTAGTTCTTCAATGCCTCACGCTGAATAGGAAGCTCAATAGAAAGCTCAAAGCGTGTGCGGCGCGGTGTCGATGGATTATTATAGGTTCGGTCCATTGCATCAATGGCAGCCATGCGGCGGTCCTCTTCAATGCTCATACGCTTTTCTGTTGCTTCAAGGCTTGACACCTTGGCCTGCAGTAACTCAAAACTGCTCATACCGTTCTCAATTCTCAATGCTGTATTATTCATGGTTTCTTATCCTCCTAAACTCAATATGTTATGCTGTGACTACTTCATAATTTGCCGGGATTCTGGTTGCTGGCATATAACGGCCGGACGATTGGCAGAACCAGAAAGGGCATTTGAACTGATACGCCGCGGCGTGCTTCAATAGTTCAATGCTTTCCCCGGTGTGGAGAGTAAAGCGGATCACTGCGCCGACAGGTAAATTTTTCAATGCGTGCGGATCTTTCTTTGCTTCAATATTCTTTCTGCATCTCTCACGCCAGTTGTTGGCATATTCTGAATCAGTAGGAGAGAGAAGAGAGAGAATCGAAGCCGGGCAATGATCCTCACAAGGTCCCATGCTTTCCTCCATCGTCTTAACTCCAAAGTTGAAATAATCCCGGTTGTTTGTGTGCGTCAATGCAACGGCGGCGAATGTCTCAGCCTTTCCGGTGCTCAATATGGTTACTTTTACGGCTGCGTAATATGTAGCCCCAACCATGCAAGAGCGGACAACCTCATATTTTTTCGTGTCGTTCTGCCAGGTGTAAAGCTCGTCAATTTCTGCCTTTTTGTCAATAGCTCCGGTTCTGGTGTAGTGTGTTGCGTGTGTATAATCCCATCCCATGGTATAAACCTCCTATATTTGAGAGGGAGCACCCCGGAGGGTGCGCGCCTCGTGGTTGTCTATTTTGCGTTTTTCTTCAATTCTCTATAAAACAAGTAGCAAGTTGTTTTTTCTGCCTGCTCGGTTGTGTATTTGGCTTTTTCTGCCTCGGTCTGCTCTAACAGATTCCCTAAGTAGTCCAGCGCATCCCCATGATAGAAAACATCATCAGCAACGCTAAACGCTGTCGGAAGTCCCTGCATCCAGTCCATAAAAAGATCCTGGGCGGAGATGCGGCCGGCTTTATATTGACAGTCATTTTTTACTTTCTCAATATAGAAAGCGTTCATAATATCTTTACACATTCCGGCATAGTCGGAAGCCATCTCGCGACCCTCAAAACCGTAATACTCGCCGCTGTCCTTGTAACACTCAATAATAATATTTTTGATTTTCTCATTTACTGCTTTAGAATTAGTTTTTAACATGGCCTTTCCCTCTCTTTTCTGTTGTTCCATCCGGGAAAGCCTGTTATAATAGGAGACAAGCCCCGGAGGGGTGGCGGCGGTCCGTGTCGCTTGGTAGGTGTAGCGGATCGCCCTTTTTTATTTGGTTCTCAATAGTCGTTTGCGTCAGACTTGCAGACGGCGGCTTTTCGGGGGTTCGCCCGGGCCATTCCCTTTTATGCTGCGTGTATATGGTCAACTCGTTCCAGCCATCGCCTCGGCTCAATAGTTCCGGAGCGGTTCCCGCTTTCCCCTGGGAGCGTCGGGGGCGTTAATCATTGTTAGAGTGCTAACTGCTTTCACTCGATGCCGGGCCGGTTTTATACCGCTTTCCCGATCTCGTGCGGTTCTGAAAGTTTCAAAGTGCTTTCATACTTCCAATAACTCAATTATCTTTTTTATATGTGCGGTGTGAATTGGTACACCCTAGCACAGGTTTACAATTTTCCTTTTGCCTGATATATGCACTCATTACCACAGGGGCAGCCCTCACAGGAGATACAAGCCGGAGGCGGTGGGGCGTGTGTTTCGGTCTCGTCTTAATAAGTGCCGCGCCGCCGTTGCCTTGGTCCGGGTTGATTCCCTTGGTCCGGTCTGCGGTGCGTTGTTCTTTTGGGGTACACCGTGCGCCCTTGCCTGCGCTTGTTTGTTTTACTGAACGTCCGGCGGTTCGTTGTTGTCCGTTGCGGTTCGTTCTTTATGCTTGTATTGTAAAGCGTATTCTTTACAAAGTCAAGCGAAAAATTTACAAATTATTTCGGTTTGTGAAATATGTATAGCCGACTAAACAAAATAGGGGCGGTTTGTTGTGTAAATTGTACACTTTACAAAGTGCAAGAAAACCCCGGCGCAGTGTTTACCATGTAAACAGCAGACTTGACAGGCGGCGCAGATTCCTATATATTATAGGTGTATAGAATAGAAAGGAGGGCGGAGCCGGTGCGGTTGAGTTTTGGCGAAAAGATGCGCGTTATGATGAAGCGGCGCGGGGTATCGGTGCAAGAGGTGGCGGATCGTCTGGGCGTGTCCCGGCAGAACGTAAACCAGAGACTAAACGCCGATAAATTCACGCTTGAAGATATGGAGAAATACGCCGCCGCCATTGGTTGCGGTATAGAGATAGAAATAACAGAGCCGCCGGAGGGCGGAACAGATCCACATATAAATAAATAAGGATAGCCGAAAAAGTAGAACGTAGGGCACAGAGAGAAGCACAAGAAAGCTTTTCCCAGTGTCCTTTTTATTTTGCCCATGTGACAGCGTAGGACCAGCACAGAGGGCACAGAGGAAAGGAGGGCGCAGAGATGGCAACAGAGAAGAAAGAAACGGCACAGAGAGACGCGCAAGGCGTGAGAAAGCAGAGCTATAAACGTTTTAAGGAGGGGCGCGACTACGAACCCACGGACGCAGAAACAACGGCGGTTTTGTGTGATGCCTTTTTAACTGGATTCTTACAGGCAGAGGAAACGCCGGAGGGCGGAGAGGTACAAAACAAAGGGGGACGCCCTAGAAAGTTGGAAACGGTAGAAGAGTTTACAGAGGTAGCGGAAAAATACATTTTATATATTAAGAATAGAGCGGCGGAGGGTGTGCGCTTGGTGCCTGATGTAGAGGGCTTTTGTAGTTTTGCCGGGATTTCTAGGGAAACGCTTAATAATTGGGAAACAGCCCGCCCGGGTGCGTATTCTGACACAATAAAAAGACTGAAAACAAGTATAGCAGCATTTAAGAAACAACTTGCCTTTGCTGGCAAGATCCCGCCGATCGTATTCGCTACGGATATGAATAACAACCACGGTTACACGCAGGCGGCGCAAAAGATAGATCTAAACGTGGGAAAACAGGCGGCAGAACTACCAACAGCGGCAGAGATTGCGCAGCGTTTACCGGTGGAAATGAGCGGAAAAGATCCGGCAGACACGGACGGAGATATAAATATATAGAATTTATGCGGTTTTGCGGTTCGTTTTCTTTTACTTTTACGAACTCCGGCACGTTTCCGGCGGTTCTGGTGTGGCGATCCGGGGACAGGTCCGGCAGCTTATACCCTGGGGCGTGGGTGTAGAGCGGAGCGGATCAGGGGCAACTCACCCCTCTGAGTTCCCCAAAAATTAAAAAGCCCAAAACCACCCCAATCGTAAAATGGCAAAGAACCCTATTACCGTAAACCACCCAATTTACAATGTAAGTATAAACACGGCATCCGAATAACAAAAGGAAAGTGAGGACTTTACAAAACCACAAAATCCAAAATCGGCGGATGCCTACCGGCATAGAAAGAGAGAAATATGGAACAGAACAAAGAAGCAGCAACACAGAATAAGCAGAGAGAGGCGGAAGTATGCAGAGAGAAGAAACAGACCGCATGGGACAAATGGAAAGAGGACACACTGCGGAAGTTCAACCGGACTGCATGACAGAGGCATACACCGTAGGGATCTCTGAAACGCATATCAGAAACAATGCAACGGTATTCCGAGTATGGCAGATGATAGAGCACGGAGAACTTACAGGAGAAGAGGGATTGTACCTCATGGTAAATACGCTTGCGGATGAAAACCATCGTCTGAATCAAATGTGTAATAACCTAATAATGAGGATGCCGTCACGTCTGCTCGTAGAAACAATAACAGGCAAAAATTAAAAATCGGCGGAGGCTTACGCCTCATAGGAGGTAAAACCAGATGAGCAATGAAAACAGCAATTCCCAAAATTCCCCGGAAAATAAAAAGAGGTCTTGGTACTGGGAAGATAAACCGGTATCTCCGTTTGTGGAAAATGCGTCTATGATGCCGTCACTTATGGTATGCAATGGTTGTCCGGGATGGGGAGCTGAGAGATGCCATAGATGCAGTCCGTTATCCGGCGGAGTAAAAACCGTGTAGGAGGAATTGAAATGCAAATCAAAAAAGAACCGTGGTATAAAAGGCTATTCGACAAGATTTTAGTATCGTGTTTTCTTCCGTGCAAGCATGAGTGGGAAGTGTTGGAAGTCCTCTGGACGGCACATGATTACAGCGGTTTTAAGTACGATGTATGCAGATGTGGGTGTAAGAAATGCGGAGAGATAAGAATTGAGAAATTTTTAGTGTAAAAGACGGAGGTAGAGAGATGGTAAAGACGGTTGTTGCGGTTATCGTAGGGTTAGTTTTGCTCAATACAGCGTGGTTTGTATTGAAAATTGTGATTCTGATAGTGGCAGAGAGAAGAGAATACGAAAAATACAGATACAAAAGCCCTTATCAGTCTCCACACAGAGAGGCTTTTATCATGGAGTGCTCAGGCCCGAATAGCAGTCCATACGCAAGGCAGTTGGATAAGTGCATCAAAAAGATGGATAGGGAACAGAAACGCATAGCGAAAATCAAATTGAAATCAGACAAGAAACTGTCGAATATGAGCATTTAGAGAATTTTGACGTATCGGAGGATGTGCGAAATGGATAGACCGGTAGAAATCACAAGAAGCTATGCAGAGTGCAAATTCTGTAACGATATTGCTGATATGTGCAATGAGATACCAGATTGTACTCACTGTGAGAATAGAAAAGGAACATGGATAGATACAATCACGAGCCTGCTTGGCACAAAAGCGGTTGTCGTTCTGGAAGATGGCAAAGTGGAGACATATCCACTGGATAGACTTAAAGTTATCACAAAGAGGGAGAGATAATGAAAATTATTGAAGAAATTGGCGAAGCTGCAATGTTGGAACAGCTTGCAGAGGAATGTACCGAACTTGCAAAGGCAGCACTCAAAATGGCAAGGATCATACGAAAAGAGAATCCGACACCTGTAACAGAGAAAGATGCTATTGCAAATATCAGAGAAGAGTACACGGATGTCGTACAGTGTGCCGGAGAACTTTCATTGACCGTAGATGAGGAACAGATGGCACGCAAACACGAACGGTGGGAAAAGAGAGTGAGGGATAGAACATGATACCATTCAGGCATTGCATAAGGGAACCGCACGGATCGGCAGTGAAATTTGAGATACTGGCAGCAGCACCGAATGAGTTTCAGGTACGTTACCCAGATTATGATTACATTAAAATGGGAGTCGGACCATCAGTGATGTATA